ATCGGCCCGGAAGGCCCACAGGGCAATCTAGGCAACCCCGGACCCGCCGGCCCCATCGGCCCATCGGGCAACCTGGGCGCTGTCGGACCCACCGGCCCCGAGGGCGAGCAAGGACCTGCCGGTCCGCAAGGCCCCACTGGCCCGCAAGGCAACACCGGCCCTGTAGGCCCGCAAGGCCAAGGGCTCAACTTGCTCGGCTCACTGCCAGGCACCTCAGCCCTGCCCGCAGGTGGAAACCAGGGCGACGGGTACATCATCGACGGTGACTTATGGGTGTGGACCGGAACGCGGTGGGATAACGTCGGCCAGATCGAAGGACCGCCGGGACCAGCCGGACCCATTGGCCCCCTTGGCCCCCGAGGCGTAGCTGGCCCGGACGGACCCGCCGGCCCCGCCGGGCCTGTCGGCGCCGGCGTTTCGATTGTCGGCGATTTGGCCAGCAGTAATGACCTGCCGGGCGCAGGCAACGCGGGCGACGCCTACCTGATCAACGGCGACCTGTGGGTGTGGGACGGAAGCGGTTGGCAGAACGTCGGCAACATCGAAGGCCCGCAGGGTATCCAGGGCGCGCAGGGCGTACCTGGGCCAACAGGCGCCCAAGGGCCACAAGGCCCAACCGGTCAGAAAGGCGACCGGGGCTTCGCCGGACCGCCAGGGGTAAAAGGCGACCAGGGCAGCCGTGGCCTCGCAGGCGCTACCGGACCGGCGGGTAATGCGAACGTCGTAGTCTCCACGGCCGGTCCTTCGGGCTCAGGCACCAATGGCGATCTTTGGATTCAAGTCTAGGGGCTGACTATGCCGGCAATATTTGTTTACAGAAACGGCCAATGGCGCGAAGCCCAGGGGCTGTTCCCACGAAACGCAAACGCCTGGAAGACGGGGAACAAAGCCTGGGTGCGGGCCGGCGGGCGGTGGGTAGAGGTTTTTTCGCTTGTTCAGACGTTTAACGTGTCTTCGGGCACCGGCTCCGTAGCAACCACGTTCGAGTTCACCCCCGCGAAGTTCCCGGGTGTGGCCAGTTCCGCGAGAGCTGGGGATACCGTTATCTGCACGATAGAAAGTAGCTTTAGCATTGCCTCGTCTACCAACAAGAACACCCCCGTAATTCGTGTCGGCGGGTGGCCGGCTGGGGTTATTTTGCAGTTGGTTGTAAACAACTACAACAGCGGCGTAGGCGGCAGCGGGATGGCTGCAAACGGAAACAACCAGCGCGGGGGCAAAAACGGTGGTTTGTGCTTGCAGGTAGATCAGCCCGTCCGTCTTACTGGCAGCGGAACACTGGCCGGCGGCGGCGGCGCGGGTGGCAAAGGCCGTGGCGCTTTTTTCGTTGTATCCCAGGGACACCGTGGCGCTCCGATAGTTTACGCGGACGGCGGGCGAGGCGGAGGCGGCGCTGGTCGTCCGGGTGGCTTGGGCGGCATAGCCTATTGGGGGAATGGGGGCACTGGGGGCTTGACTTCACCCGGGGCGGGTGGCGCCGGATTAGAAGACAGCGCCGGAGAAGGAGGAGGCGCGAAAGGTGGTCGCGGAGGCCGGGGTGGCGGCCCTGGGCTTTCCGGCAGTGCGGGTGCGCCGAACCTTGAGTACGTAGGTGGTGATTTTTCCGACTCCGATGACTACCCAGCCACTCCCGGCGGTGATCCCGGCCCCGCTATCTCGGGCTGGAGCAAAGTTACTATGTTACCGGGTAACAGCTTGGCCATCCGAGGTCCGCGCATTAACTAGGGGTTACATTTTGGACCAACTACCGAACAGACAGCACACTGACATACATCAGCATCTCGGGCGGCTTGAGGGCCGCATGGATGGGCTAGAAGAGCGGCAAACGAGGTTTGAATTGCGCACCGATACGTCGCTCAATCTCATAAACGATAAACTGGACGTGCTAATGGAGGTCCGAAACCTAGCCCGTGGCGGGTGGAAAACGGTGATCGCAGTATGCGCGGTGGTCGCTTTCTTGGCCGGACTGGCGACCTGGGCGGTCTCTGAAAAGCGCGAGGCTAATGAAGACGCCAACAAAACAGGCGAACGGTTAGAACAGCTTATCCAACTCATTGAAGACAGAGAGACCAAAAATGCTGAAAAATAACGACGCGATTTATCTGCACTTTTTCCGTCCGGCAGAGTTCGGCCCGACGCCATACCGTGAGTACAACTGGTGGCCTGAAATGTGTCCGCGCTTGCTGGTGCTGGCCGACACGTTCCGTTTCCAGTGGGGCAGGCCCATAACGATCAGCAACAACAACTCTGCACTGGGCCGACGCCTGGGCCAAGGCAGCGAAAGCCAACACAACTTTGACAAACACGGCGAGGTCCGCGCGCTGGACTGTTTCCCGGGCGGACTTAAAACCCGGACCGACGCGGAGTACGCGGTGTCCCTGGCCACAGAGCTGGGCTTTACCGGCATCGGTTTTTATCCACACTGGAACGGCGGACCGGGGCTGCACCTGGACACCCGCCGGGACCGCGAGCCTGGGGCGCCGTCGATATGGGGCGCGGTAAACAACGAGCAGGGTAAGCAAGTCTACGTCTCCCTGGAGGAAGCCTTGCTTGCAATGTCTGATCTAGGGACAGACACTTAACACTACAACCAACAAAGGAGACAGCCGTGGGCGCGTACCTTGACGTTTTAATCCCCGTGTTTGCCGCGTCCGCGCTTGTACGGGGGCACTGATGAAGTCAGTCAAATTAGTACACGGAATCCGGTCGCTGAATATGGGCCTGCGGACCATGAGCCCCCTGCGCGATGTACTTGCCGCCAGGGGGTGCCGCGCTGAGATTGTGTCCTATGGGTACGTGCTTATTCCGCTGACCAACGCGCAGGCTACGGCCGCGGTCATGCGCGCCGTGAAAAAGCCCGCTGTCGTCGTCGGGTACTCGAACGGCGCCTGGGCTGCGGTCCAGGCTGCCGAAATGGGCGAGCCGATTGAACATCTAGTTTTGGTTTCTCCGGCGCTCCACCGGTCCCACGCATTCCCCGAGGGTGTAAAGAAAGTTGACGTTTTCTACAACCCGGGCGATTTGCCCGTCCGCCTGGCTCGCTGGTGGAGAACCATTACGCAGATTTTCCCCTGGCGCTGGGGCAACCCCCACGGCTGGGGTGACATGGGCCGGGCCGGGTACGCCGGCAAAGACCCCCGGGTAACAAACCACCGCCTGCCCCGCAACGTCGGCCACGCTTGGTTCCGCAGCCCGGACGCCATTGCCCAGGTAGCCAACGCGGTGAGTGTCTAATGGCACAGGCCACCAACAAACTATCGGCGGCGAAACGGCTGCTCCGCGTAAAGCAGGCCCGCGAGGACTTGCTGGATTTCACGCACCTGTCCATGCCGCACCCGGAAGAGCCGGGCAATTCGGACCGCAGCCGCTACGAAGAACACAAGGTCCACCGCCTGATCGCGGACGCGCTCCAGAAAGTCGAGCGCGGCGAAATCCTGCGGCTGATCATCAACGTGCAGCCGCGAGTCGGCAAGTCAGAACTGGTATCCCGCCGGTTCCCGGCCTGGTTTATCGGCCGCGACCCGTACCGCCAGGTGGCCGTTGGCTCCTACGCGGACAGCTTGGCCCAGGACTTTGGCCGTGAAGTGCGCGAGATAATGAAAACCCCCATGTATCAACAGGTATTCCCGGGTGTCGAGCTGCGCAAGGGCTCTGCTTCCATGGAGCGCCTGCAGACGGACGCCGGCGGGGTGATTAACTTCGTGGGCGTCGGCACCGGCCTAACCGGTAAAGGCGCGGACCTACTGGTAATTGACGACCCGATCAAAGACGACGTGGAAGCCAAGTCCAAAACCACGCGGGACAAAGTGTGGAACTGGTTTACCCGAGTCGCCATGACCCGTTTGATGGGTGCCGCCCGTGTGGTCGTTTGCATGACCCGCTGGCACGAAGACGACCTGGTGGGCCGGCTGACCAACCCCAAAAGCGACTACTACGACCCGAAGCTGGCCGCACATTGGACCGTAATCAACATCCCCGCGTTCGCCGAAGAAGACGACCCGGTTGGCCGGGAAGTCGGCGAAGTGCTGTGGCCTGCGCGGACCAGCGAAGAGTTCCTACAGAACTACCAAGCCATGGACCCGGACGGGTTCCAGGCTCTGTTTATGGGCCGGCCGTCGCCACCCGAAGGCGCGTTCTTCCGGCGGGAACACCTGCGGACGTACCAGCCGGAAGAGCTGCCGGACAACCTGCGCATCTATGCCGCATCCGACCACGCGGTGTCCGAACAACAGCGCCGGGACAAAACGTGCATGGGCTGCGTCGGGGTAGACGATAACGACAATATCTGGGTACTGCCGGACATAGTGTGGCGGCAGATCGACGCGGAGACGGCAACCGAGGCCATGCTGGAGCAGATGCGCGAACACCGCCCCCTGTTCTGGTGGGCTGAGAAAGGCCATATCAGCCAGTCCATCGGCCCGTTCCTGCGCCGGCGAATGGCCGAGGAAGCGGTGTACATCAATATCGTGGAGCAGACCCCCGTCCGCGACAAACAGACCCGGGCACAGTCCATCCAGGCCCGATGTTCCATGGGCAAGGTTTTCTTTCCGGCGTTTGCTACCTGGTGGCCGGACGCGCGCGACCAACTCCTGGCGTTCCCTAATTCTGACCACGACGACTTTGTGGACTTCATGGCCTGGATTGGCAAGGGCCTGGCGCTGCAGGTCGGCCCAGGCGCTGGGAAAGCCAGGAAGCCCGCGCCCATGACCGGCTCAATTCAGTGGATTTTGCAGTCGTCAGACCGCATCCGGAACAAGAGCCCCGAACAAGCAACCCCCAAGAGGTATTTGCAATGAATGACGCAGCCCCCGCGCAAGACATGAAGCGGACGACACCCAAGCCGCCACCGGCCAGAGCTGCGTTCGTCGCGCTGTGGTGCAAGCGCATTCACTCGGCAAAAGAACACTGGGAGACCAAAGCGTTTGCCGAGATGCGCAAAGATATGCAGTTCGCCAAGGGCTTCCAGTGGGAGGACCAAGCTCAGATACACGACGACCGTTACGTAGCCAACCTGACCCTGCGCCACCTGGCCAACAAGACCGCTTCTCTGTACGCGAAGAACCCGAAGGCCACCGCTAAACGGCGCGACCGATTGGATCATCAGGTATGGGACGGGAACCCGGACAAGCTGACCCAGGCCGTCCAGATGGTGACCATGACCCAACAAGCGTACCCAGGCATTCCGCTTGAGCAGATAGCCATGGTGCAGCCGGGACTCCAGGAGCAGATGGCGATATTGGACGACGCGCAACAGGGGCTCCAGCAGCGCCAGGTACTCGACCGCATCGGCAAAACCCTGGAAATCGTTTACGAGTACCAGCTAAATGAGCAAATCCCCTCGTTTAAGAAGCAGATGAAACAGTTGGTCCGCCGCGTCCTGACCACCGGCGTCGGCTACCTGAAACTGGGATTTCACCGCTTGTACGAACAGCGCCCCGAGCAGGTAGACAGAATCAGCGACGTGAGCGAGCAGATCGCCGCGCTTGAGCAGTTGATGGCCGACGCCCGGGACGACGAGATCGCGGACTACGAAGCGGGCCGCGAAGAGCTGCAGCAGGCCATGCAACAGTTGAGCAGCACCCAGGACATGGTGACCCGCGAAGGATTGGACCTAGACTTCCCGCCGGCTACGTCAATCATCATTGACCCGGATTGCCGACAGTTGAGCGGTTTTATTGGCGCCCGCTGGGTAGCCCAGGAATTTCTCCTGTCCGTTGAACAAGTCAAACGCATCTACAAAGTAGACCTGCGCAGCACCACGTTCAAAGCCTACGACGGTAAAGGCAACGCGCTACACGCCGCCGCGCAAAACGAGAAAACCGCAGAAGCCGACGGCGAAGGCGATAGCTGCAAGTGCCTGGTGTGGGAGCTGTACGACCGGTCAACTGGCCGCTGCTACGTTTTCGCGGACGGGTACCCGGACTACCTGAAAGAGCCCGAAGCGCCCTACGTCAAGCTGGAACAGTTCTTCCCGTTTTTCCCGCTGGTGTTTAACGAAATCGAAGACGAGGACAGTTTGTTCCCGCCGTCCGACGTGACCCTAATGCGGCATATGCAAGTCGAACACAACGTCTCACGGCAGCGCCTGCGCGAACACAGGGACGCCAACCGGCCCAAGTACGTCACGCCGAATGGCAAGCTATCCGCTGACGACAAGACCAACCTGGCCTACGGGGACGCGCACACGGTTATCGCGCTGGACGGAATGCAGCCTGGCGACCGGGTGCAGGACGTACTCCAGCCTGTGCCGTTTACGCACATCGACCCGAACCTGTACGAAGTGGGCAGCTTCTTTGACGACATTCTCAAAGTCGAAGGCACCCAAGAGGCGAACATGGGCGGCACGTCCGGCTCCACCGCAACCGAGAGCAGCATTGCCGAGCAGTCCCGCGCCACGTCCCTGGGCTCCAACGTGGACGACCTGGACGACTTCCTGACCGACATTGCCCGCGCGTCCGGCCAGATTCTGCTTACCGAGCTGTCCGCCGAAACCGTCAAAGAGATTGCCGGCCCAGGTGCGGTATGGCCCGAGCTGTCGGCCCAGGAGATTTCCCAGGAGCTGATGCTAACGGTCCGCGCCGGCTCCAGCGGCAAACCCAACAAAGCCCAGGAAATCCAGAACTTCGAGCGCATGGCCCCGCTACTGATGCAGATACCGGGTGTGAGCCCGCAGTGGATGGCACAAGAAGCTATCGAACGCCTGGACGACCGAATCGACCTGGCCGAAGCCTTCTTAGCCGGGCAGCCGTCAATCAACGCACAGAACACCCTGGCCGGTAATCCGCCGGACCCAGTAACGGACGACCCGAACCAGCAGGGCGCGCAAGGCGGGAACAACGCCGCGCAGCCGGCGCAATCGGATACGAATATGGGGCCGAACAACGCCGCTACCGGACCCGCCGGACCAGCGGCCCCGGTCATGGGTATTTGACCCGTCCGCAAAAAGTTGATAATGCGGACTGACAAAGCCTACAATTACATAAACCAACCTACGGAGAGCAGCAATGCCACCGGAGTACAACGACGATAAAGCCGCTTCGTCCCCGGCAGACCACACAGCTAATCCAGACGTAGCCGCCGAGTCGTCAACGGCTTTTGAGGGCGCTAATCAACACTCGGAATCGCCCACCAGTGACACGCATGAAGACGGGGGCACCGACAGCCAGAGCGAGGAAACTTTGCTCGACGCTATCACCGATGCCGCGGACGGTGGCGAGAACGCTGACGACACCGACGCCGACGACCCTGATTCAGATGCGGACCAGGACGGAAAAGATGATGCGGACCCAGCCAGAGACGGCGCCAAGGACGAGCAAGGCAGCGCGGACGACCAATCCGACGACAAGCCCGAGCCCTTCCATAAGCACCCTCGCTGGCAAGAAATGGTCCGGGAGCGGGACACCCTGCGCGACCAGGCAGAGGGCCTAAAGCCCCGCGCCGAAGAATACGACAAGATCACGACATTCATGGAACAGAACGAGTTGTCTGTCCAGGAAGTGGCCGAAGGTCTGCAAGTCGTAGCCATGATGAAAAACGACCCGGCTCGGGCACGTGGGATTCTGGCAAAGCGCATGGAAAGTCTTGACGAGTTTGCCGGCTATCGACTGCCGACGGACCTGCAAGACGAGGTAAACGATGGCGTTATCTCGGAAGAAAGGGCGCAAGAACTGGCCGGTCTCCGCAACCAGACGAAGTTCCAGTCTGACCGGACCGAACAGCGCACCCAGCAGGACCACCAGGCTCGCCAGCGTGACAACGCCCAGCAGATCATCCAGGGCCAACAGGCCGCACTCCGCACCTGGGAAGCAGACGTTCAGAAGTCAGACCCCGACTACACGCGGATTCAGCGTTTCGTCACGAAGGAACTGCGCTACCTGGTACAGCAGCGTCCACCAAGGAACAACGAAGAAGCGGTCGGCCTCGCTAAACAGGCTTACAAGACCGTGAAAGACGAGCTAAAAGCGGTAGTACCGCAACGCCCGTCCGTTGCTCCAGGACCCAGCAGCCGCCAAAGCGGAGGTTCTTCGGCCCGAGGCCAAGCTCCAGAATCGTTTATGCAAGCGATAGAGCAGGCCGCGAATCAGTCATAAACAGGTGAAACCATGCCGCTTACTCAAGCCGTAATAGACAACGTAGCTAACGCTGCACTCGATTTCCACATGGACCGGGGCAAGACGTTTGCCCAGCACATTCAGGAAAAGCCGTTGCTCGACGCTATGCGCCGCAGCCAGCAGACGTTCCCGGGTGGCAAAGGTGAACTGACCGTCCGCCCGATCTTTGAGACCCAATCCACCCTGGAAGGTTTTGACTCGGACGATACTCTGAGCTTCACCAACCCGACGCCGATCAAAGAAGCGCGGTATCCGTGGAAGATGCTTCACTTGGGTATCACCATGACCACGGACGAATTGCTCCGTGACGGTGTTTCCATCGTGGACACCAATGGCCAGAACGTGAAGATGCACAATCAGCGCGAGCTGACCGTGTTGGCAAACATTCTGCAGACCAAGCTGGACGACATGACCGAAGGCTGGTCCGCCGGCATGAACGAAATGCTGTGGCAGGACGGCACCCAGGACGCGAAAGAAGTCCCGGGCTTGCAGTACCTGATCGCGGACGACCCGACTACCGGTGTGGTCGGCGGTATCGACCGTGCGGTTCAGCCCCTGTGGCGCAACCGTGCGTTTGTCGGCACCCCAGGCACTGGCGCGGGCGTTCGTATTAACACGGCCAAGTCCAGCCTGATTCGTTTCTTGCGCCAGCAGGTTCGCCAACTGCGTCGTTACGGTTCGCCGACTCTTCTTATCCTGTGTGGCTCCAAAGCACTGGAGCGCCTGGAAGAAGAAGTAGACGCCAAGGGTACCTACTCGCAGTCCGGTTTCTCTGGAAAGCAGGAAGTCAGTATGGGCGAAATCAGTCTGAAAGGACTGGGCACGTTCAAGTATGACCCGACGCTGGACGACATTGGCCGCGACGACTTCATGTACTTCATTGATACGAAGAACATCAAGCTGCGTCCAATCGAAGGCGAGGATATGAAAAAGCATTTCCCCGCCCGTCCGCACGACAAGATGGTGATGTACCGCTCCATGACCTGGGCCGGCGGCCTGACCGCTCGACAGCTCAACACGTCGATGGTAGTTCAGGTATTCCCCGAGGTGTAAGCGACACAGAAACGGCCTGCTCCGGCGGGCCGTTTCTTTATCCACATAGAGGCAGACCCCATGCAAGTAGTGACCTGTGACGTACACATCGGCGGCGACCGCAACCACGTAGTTGTGAAGACTGGCGTTACCGTGGCCGAAATCGAAATCCTGCGCGTTATCCACGGCAACGACGCTGTGCTGAATATCCAGCCGACCAAGCAAGACACCCGCAAACACGCGGAAGAACTCGACCGCCTACGCCGCATCTACAAGCGCCGTATGCCAGGCTCTGACTCCAAAGGCACCAAGAACATCGTGGACGTTGTATACCCAGGCCCGCGTCCGAACCTGCCGGCAACGCTAAAAGACATTGGCGTGGAGTACCCAACCGAAGCAGCCCAGGCCCGCACCAAGAAAAAAGCCGTCGCCAAGGAGCTTGAGCAAGACGCCCTGGCCGAAGACGAGCCGAAGGAGTAAATCATGCGCGGACGTACTTTAGGGCAAGTAGCAGTTATGGCCCGAGAAGAGGCGGGCCAGTCAGGCAACGCGGCTGTGGGCCGGAACATCAACGATGCGTTCCGCCAGTACGTCCGCCGCATCTACGAACGGCTGCACCAGGACTTTAACTGGCTGCATCTTTACCGCCGCAAAGACATAACCCTGGAGCGTGGCAAGCGTTACTACGCCTTTCCGGCGGACTTGGACCCGGACCGTTTGGGCCAGGTCTTCGTGCTGGAGGATAAAGGCGACCAGTGGCGCGATGTGGAGTACGGGGTAGGTCCGGCGCAGTGGAACCGATACAGGCACGAAGACGGCGAGTTCGCGGACCCGGTGCGGTTGTGGCAGCGGACAGGCGAGGGCCTGATAGAAGTATGGCCGACCCCTGAGACCGGCGGGCAAGTTCTGCGCTTCGAGGGTATGCCGTTCCCGGAGAACCTGGCCGGAGACAGCGACGTGATCGACCTGGACGCCAACTTGATCGCGCTCTATGCCGCGGGTGAATGGCTGGCCAAGCAGGGGGCGAAAGACGCCGAACTCAAACTGACCCAGGCCAAGCGGATAGACGACCGCCTGCGGTCCAACCAGATGCGCTCCGACCCGCTGTTCCGACTGAATCAGACCCGTCGCCAGACGACGTATCAGCCGATCAGGGTACGCGCGCCAGGAACTTAATCGTGGCTTATTACCTTGTAGCGGATTTCCAGTCAGGATTAGATACCCGCAAGGCGGTGTTTTCTGCACCGTCCGGCTCCCTTCGCCGCTGCTCCAATGCGCACATTACGCGCGGCGGTGAGATCGAAAAGCGCAAAGCCTTTGTAGAGATCGCGGACGCGACGGCCGGCACGTTCGGCCTGCACATCGTTCGTGGCCAGTTGTACGTGTTTGGCCCGGGCCTGCGCCCCGCCGGACTGAGTGGCACCCTGCAGTATCAACAGCTCGAATCCCCCAATGGCTCGCCCATGACGGCGCTGCTTTCCGTGTCCAACTTTAACGGGAAAGTGTACGCCATCGCAGAATACCAGGACGGGAACGTGCTGCATTTTTACGACGGCGCCCAGGTAGACCAGTGGGCGGGCATCTCCAACGACTTGTCGGGCCTGGACGCAGTTGCTTTGACGCTGGCCGAAAAAGTCGAGTCCGCGACGGGCCTGCTTGTGGTGGCGAACGGCGCGAGCCTGACCATTACCGGCCGCGCTAACGGCAACGACTACTCGGTTCTGCCAGACGGCAACATGGCGGTGACGGTAATCCAGGCCCCGAGCGTGGACCAGCCGAAGGTAGTCCGTGTTGACCTGACCGCGGCTTACCTGCCGGACGTGACCTACCGCGTCACCGTAGCCGGCGTTTCGGTCCCTGTTCTGGGCCGGGCTGCGGGTACAGGGCGCACGTCGCTAACCCTGCAAGACCGGGTGTATTCCACGGCGCAATCGCTGCTCCGGTTCTCCGGGTTCACGGACCCTGGCGAAAGTGGCGGATTGCCGCAGCCGGACGCAACGCAATGGAACCTGGAGGACGGCATCGGCGCCGGGTTTATCAACCTGTCTACCCAAGACAGTGGCTCGGAGACCTTGACGGCGCTGGCATCCTACCAGAACGAGCTTGCCGTGTTCTCGCGCCAGGCAATCCACATCCGGTCCCTGTCGTTCGACGTGTCACAGATGCGCCAGTTGCAGTTGCTGCGCAACATCGGCACGTCGTCCCCCCGTTCGGTAGTGAGCTACGGCGAATCGGACGTTTTCTTCCTGTCGCACTCCGGCATCCGGTCCCTGCGCGCGCGCGACAGCTCTAACTCAGCAGCCAGCGCGGACGTGGGCACCCCGATAGACGACGAGATCACCGAATACCTGGGCAGCCTGCCAGCCGACGCGCGGGCCGCTGCCGTTGCCGCGGTGGAGCCTGGGCACGGCCGTTACTGCCTGGCGGTGGGCAACCGGGTTTACGTATACAGCCAGTTCCCCGGCAGCAAGATCAGTGCGTGGTCTAGTTACGAGCTGGGCGCGCCGGTCACCGACATAGCGGCTACCTCGCAACGGTTCTATGTACGGGCCGATAACAAGGTCTTTTTGTATGGCGGCGTGTCAGGCAGTGAGTATGATGATTCGACTGCAGACGTGGTTTTGCCGTTCATTGATGCCGGCAAACCAGGCACCACCAAACAGGTGCTGTCCGTGGACGTTGGGTGCGAGGGCCGTTGGGAACTCTTTATCCGCCCGGACCCGACCCTGCCGGACTACGAAGAGTTTGTCGGCGAAATCGAAGGCGCGACCTACGGCCTGGGCCTGACCCTGCCGGCGATAGCGCAGACCACACATTTCGGCCTACGGCTGCGGACAGTGGGCTCAGAGCCCGCAATGCTCGGCCAGGTAATCGTTCATTTTGACAGTGGAGAAGCAAGCTAATGCCAGACATTCGAGTGGCGAGAGAGACAGATATTCCCGCGATGGTAGCCCTGGCGCGAGACATGGTGGCCGAAAGCAACTACGCCAATTTGCCCTTTGACGAGAAGGTAACGACCGAGACGCTGCGCAAGATGGTCCGGTCTCGGACCTGCGGTGTCTGGTTGGCTGTAGACAAACAGCATACAATGGGACTCATTGCCGGACAGGTATCGCGGGCGACGTTTTCGCAAGAAGTCGTGGCCGAGGACAGCGTGGTTTACGTCGGCGCTGACTTCCGGGGTTCCGAGCTTGCGGTAGTAGACGGGATGCTCCGGGCATTCTGCCTGTGGGCCGCCGAACAAGGCGCACGTCGGATTACGGTAAGCAACAGCGCCGGCGCGAACGACGCGGCTTACGTTGCGAAGCTCGGGCGCTACGGCTTTAAGTGGGCCGGATCAGTTATGTACTTGGAGGTGAACTAATGTGCGGTGGCGGCGGAAGTGACGCAGGTGAACAATCGCTCCGGTATCAGAAAGAGCAGGACGCGCAGCGCGAATCCCGGATAAAAAAGGGCATGGCGGACGTGGGTGCGTTCTTTGATGGCGGCTACACCGACAGCGGCGAATACCAGCAAGGTTTCGGCGACAGCTTTTTCGACAAGCGCGCGGACGCTTATCAGGACTACGCCAACCCCCAGGTAAATCGCCAGTTCCGGGACGCGCAAGAGGGCCTGCTCTACGGCCTGGCCGACTCAAACCTGCTTAATTCGTCCGCTGCGGTGGCCGATTTCGGCACCCTAGACCGGGAGCGGACCGAGGCGCTGGATTCCGTCGCACGTCGCGGCGGCAACTTTGCTGACGACGCGCGCGAAGCGGTTGCGGGCGAACGCTCAAACCTGACGAACCTGATTCAATCGACTGCCGACCCCACTGCGATACGCAGCCAGCTTGGCTCTGTTGCCAGTGTGCTGAACACGGCGGACAGCTACAGCCCGTTGGGCAACCTGTTTGAAGCAACGACCCGCGGTGCGGGCGCCTACCAGACGGGGGTAAACAGAGACTCCGCGCGCCGCCAAGTAGAGCAGGCGTATGCCTCTAACCCATCCAGTGGCAGCGGCCGCACAGTTAGCTAGGAGACGGACATGGACCCGATTACCATTGGCCTCATACTCGCCGCAACGGGCGCCGTCGGGAACAACCGGGTGCAGAGCCAGCGGGCCAAATCGCTGAATCGAAACACCCAAACGGTGCTGACCAATGCCAAGCGCAAACAGAGCCAGCTCGACCAGGAGCGGCGGTCTACTTTGGGCCAGGCGCTTGAAGACGCGGCTGTTGGACGCGGCGAGGTCGAAGCAGCGCAGGGCGTAGCCTCAGACAAATCCGTGGCCAGGATGGAAGCAAACTCCCGGCCCGCCCCCACGATGAACGCCCCGGACAAAGCGGGTGTCAACGGTCCGGCGGGCCGGGTAATCGCGTCCGCAGTAGACCGCGAAGCTGGCGCCAACGCGGAATCGACCGCAGGCCGCCGCCGTGCAGCCGCGGACATGGATTCCCTGGGAGACGTGCTGAACAGCAACAGCCGGGTGTTCCGTCCGGCCTACGCGGAAATCCAGGGCAACCAAAGAATTGCACAGGGCGAGTCCGACAGGATGCAGCTCGAACTCCAGGCTGCCCAAGAAAAAGCCATGAGAAAAGGCCGCACGTTGGAGATGGCGTCCGGCCTGGCGACCGGTGTCGGCTCCGGCTTACTTGCCGGTGGCGCTGGCGCCTGGGCCGGTGGCGCAGGTGCCGCTGGCGCCAGTGCCGGCGGTTCTGGAGCAGCCGTCACGTCCGCTACGTCCGGTATGGGCATGGGCGCGGGAACCAAGTTCGGCATGGCGCCGGCTTTGCTTTACTAACAGAGGAAATTTTATGCGTCGTGTAAGCCCTTTTGCGGACCCGACCTGGGCCAGAGCCAGTGACAACCTTGCGCAGCTTATCGCAGGCGACCCCGAGGGCAAGGCGCAGTACCAGGCCGCGCTCACAAACATTAAAAGCAAGCAGCAGGAAGACCGCTTCTCGCGGGAAAACCGCGGCTACTTTAACGAAGCCTCGGACGCGCTAGGGCTTAACCCGCAGCGGGCGTACTCCGCTGTCATGCGCACTGGAGATGCCAGCGTAATGAACGCGATGCCGGACTTTGTGCAGGGCAACGCCGGCGCTCGGTTTGCCGGTGGCGAGATTGACGAAAACCAGATGCGGGCTTTCATGGGTGGTGCAGGTAACGCCGGCGGCGTGGATACGGCACTGTCTACCGGACGCGCCGATGTGGTAAGCGCCCGGAACGCTCAAGAAGACTACCGCCAGGCCACCGGCGTCCAAAGTATTAAGAACCGAGGCACCCTGGAAGGCGCGGCAGTGCAAGACGCGGGCAGCGCACTTAGCGACCCGGACATGGTGCGCCAGTTGTCCCTGGCGTTAGGCGCGGACGGGCTCAATCCCGAAAACGTCCTGGCCAACAGCATGATGACCGGTGGCACTGGCGTCGAGGACGGCATCCGTATGGCTGCCCCCCTGTCGACGGACCAGTACACCGCGCAACAGGCAGCCGCCGAAGGTCTGACCGCAGATGGCACCGAACGCCTGGGCGAGAACCTGTCTATCGACCAGGCGCTGGCCGGCGATTACCAAGGCGGCAACGTGAGCCTGCCCGAACTGGGCAAGTACCGCTATGGACACGGCTGGCCGAACGACCTGGACACTGGCGGCGGTGGTGGTGGTGGTGGTGCGGGTGGCCCTGGCGAGGGTGGCCCTATGGACGTGGTAGACATTAAACGGCTGCAAGAAATGGAAACCGCGTTCGAGAACCAGGCGATTTTGCAACTGACGGACATGGGTGCGCCCCTGGCGGAGAACGGCAGCGGCGACCAGGCCATTGACGCAAGCCTGGCCCCACAACTGATCCCCGCGGTTATCAAGAAATCCCGGGAGCTGTACGACGCGGACTGGCAAGCCGGGCGCGTCCCGGGGCCGACAGCGGACTATGTGCGCGATGCTATTCAGGCGCTGGAAGTTCAGGCACAACGGGGGGAGAGCCCTTGGTTTAGCCGGAACACCCCGGATAAGCTGTCCTATAACGGCTCCGGCCAAACAAACGCCCCGGGCAACGGCGCGGACCAGTCGGTAAGTATCGGCGGCCGCCAGATTCCCATGAGCAGAATCGAAGAGACCGCCCGGAACCGGAATATGTCAGTGGAACAAGTGATCGCAACCCTTAAAGCCAAAACCGGAGCGTAGCATGGCCGACCTGTTCGATGAATTTGGTATAGACGGACCCCCCGCTGCGGCGGGTGACCTGTTCGACGAGTTCGGCGTAGACGACGCGCCGGCCCCCGCCCCTAAACGCGGGATGCTGGAAAACTCCCTGTCCATGGCGAACGAACGGTTCAGCGGACTGGCCGGCAACTTAGTGCAAGGCGCGGGCTCTGTTTTGCGGTACGGCGGACAAGGTGTGGAGTCGGTTTTCGATTCTATCGGCCTGCCCCTGCCGCAACTGGACGTTAGAGCCCCGTCTGAGTATCTGACCGACGCCGGTGCGGCCATCGAAAACAAAGGAAAAGAGGCTTTCGGGTACCAGCCAAACTTCACCATAGACCAGGCGCTCGACAACCCCAGCTTTAGGAACATTGGTGGGGCCATATTAGAGAACGGACCGGCGGCGGTAGCGGACATGGCCGCAATGGCGGCAAACCCTTTGCTCTACGGCCTGGCCAGAAACCAGGAAATCGCCGAAGAGCGCGCCACCAACAACGGGCGCCCCGGCGACCAGCCTACCTTTACTGAGTTCCAGGCCGCCGCGCCTGCTACTGCATCTTCTATCCTGCTCGACCGTCTCGCACTCAAAGGCAATCTGGGCCAAGGCCCGCTGTCGTCCGGCGATGTGGTGAACGGCGTAGGCGACGTACTCAAAGAAAGCGGCAAGGGCTTAGTCCGCGAGTCGGGTACCGAGGGCTTTCAGGAAGGTGTCCTGGAGTACGCCGGCGAATCCGTAGGCACCGAGAAAGGATGGGACGGTGGCACTGCCGTAAAACGTGCTGCAGGTGGTGCGCTAATCGGCGGGCCTATCGGTGCCGGGGTGTCCGGCGCGTCCGCAGCCATGCGCATGACCCCGAAAGAGATCGAAGCCGAAGCCGAGCGCCTGGGCATCACGCCCGAAGAAGTGGTCCGCCTGTACGAAGAGGGCCTGGGCAGTGCCGACATCGGCGAGGTGATTGCCGGCAACACGGGCACCAATATTCCCGGCCCGGTAGCAGACCCCTGGGAGCGCAACAAGCAACGCGCCGCGACCGAACGGCAGTTGGGCGAAGCCCTGGCCGGACAGACCGACGTGATCCGCCGTGACGACCTAGAGGGCTTTGACGATGATGGCAACCCGCTTTATCGAGAAGGTGCGCGCCCTGCTCAAGACCCGCAAGGCCGCCAGGCTAACCCGGAGAATATCGGCTCCTTACGAGAGGCCGACCGCATTGCTACGGAACTGGGCCTTACCCTGCCCGGTGACCGGTTGGATGCCGCCGCCAGAGACATTGCCGCAGGTGTGGACCCCCGAGAGGCAGTCCGCAGCTACGCACCAGAACAGAACGACGCCGACTTCCGGGTAGCCGACGCGCGCAGGCAGCGCCGCGATGCGTCCCTGACCCCCGGAGAGCGCGCGGACGGCAGTACGTCCGGCGGGTTCACCCAAGGCCGGGATTACCAGGCAGCCGGCAGCGAGAAGCCCCAGGGCCGCGGTGAGTCCATCCTGTTGGTGGGCGCCAAGTACGACCGCAGCGGCAAGCTGACCGCCGGGGAGCAAGTGTTCTCTGACGGCGATGCCGTGATGAACGAAGACGGCAGCGTGACTATGAACGTCGTCACTGGCGATGGCCGCAAGATGGCCGTGCCAATGAAAGACATTACCATCGAGTCCACCCCGGAAAACCCCCGGATGGAACAGGACTTCGAGGACCGCGCTGTGGACCGGGGCCCAGGTATCGGCACCGAAACACCCGGACCGCGCAAGAAGACCGACGCGATCAGCACACGTATGGCCGCGGACCAAACACCGCCGGACAGAGACCCCGACGCGGTGCTACGCGCGGAGCCAAAGGCAGAGCCAGGTGCGCCGCCTCCGCGCAAAGGCGATACCTTCGAGAACGAGGAAGACTTTTCAACAGGTGATAACGCCCTGCTGAACCGGCCACCGGAAGCCAGGTTTAACGAGGTTAACCGGCCACCACAATCACCCGGACTAGGCGATGCGCTGACTGGACCCCCAGGCGCCCGCGCTCCTGACCCTGACCCAGCCCCGACCCCGCCGCCTGCGCCTACGCCAGCGCCAGCGCCAGCGGCCCCTACCGGGGAAGTTACCGGGGAAGTTACCGGGGAAGTTACCGGGGAAGTTACCGGGGAAGTTACCGGGGAAGTTGAAAGCCAGGTGGAGCCCGAGCTGACCCCGCGTGAGCGCCAGGTGGCTAATACTGTTAAGAAGCACCAGGGCAAAACAGCCGAAGTGCTGGCCAGCGAAATGACCGTGCCGCAGCTAAAGCAAGTGGCGGCACAGTTGGGCATGAAAACCAGCGGCAATAAAGCCGCCTTGGCCAGCGGCATAGCAGAGCGTATACGCGGGCTTGAATCTGACCAAAAAACCGATTCCAGTGTCGGGAATGCCGACAGCAACCAGGAGACAAACCGTGCGCCAAAAGCAACGCCAGAAGCGAAAACAGAAGCAGAAGCGCCGAGAGCGCCGCGGCCCGCAAGCGCAGCCCGCCGCCGTGAAGTAGACGTAGACAACGACAGCCTGCTGGACGCCATCGGCCGTACCGGTGGTATGAGTATGCTGGAAGGCCGTCGGATGGGCTTTAGCGACGGGGACATGAAAGATGCGAACCGCGCCCGGCCAGGTCGCCAGCCGTTCCGCAATACCACGGAGCGGACCGCCGCCGACACCGCCGAAGCCATGACCGAGCTGGGCTACTTGAAAGGCGACCGGGACACACGCGACCTGGCGGACAACCTGGGAGAAGAGTTCCGGGGTGAGAAAGTTTGGTCCACCCTGGGCGATGCCGCCGAGCGCCAAGCCCTGGCCGACGAATGGCAGATGGAGCAGGACCGGCAGCAATCCGAAGCGGACGAGGCGGAATCCGCGGCCAACGACGCGGACACGGACAACGACTTCGACCCGTTCGACCCGGACCAAAACCCTGATTCGTTTAGCGACGACGACGGGTTCGGCCTGGAAGAGCAGACCGAAGCGGACCTGGCGCAACAGGAGCTGGACCAGCAAGAAGCCGAACGCGCCGAAACGGCAGCCCGCAAAGACGACGAGCAGCGTTTTGATGCGGACAAGCAGCGCGACGGGTTCACCCTGACCGGCAGCGACCGCAAAGTGGACGTAGCCGAAGCTGCAGGCCAGGGCAATATGTTCGACACCGACAGCGTTCCGGAAGCGAACCGGGTAGACCTGGGCGGCAGCGTGATGTTCTCGGGCGTTCCGTCCTGGGACATGATCAAGCGCCTGTTCGGGCCTATGTTTGTGGGCAGCAAAGCGGAGATGGACGCCTACGCCACACGCATGAAAGACATGGTGGACGACTTCCGCAACCGTGATAAGCAGACAACCCTCTGGCAGAAAACCCGCCGGGGGTACAACATGACCCTGGGCGACCTGGACGGTGCGACTCGGGCGCTGGCCGACCGGTACTCTAGTAAGACCATGCAGTCTGTGGCCGATGCGTTCCACCACACAGCCGGGGGTAAGTCCAAAGGCTTTACGCAACAGACCCTTTCCGTCCG